GCGTCGCGGTATTGAATCTGAGATGACAAAAATGATTGCTAAAACTATGCGCGTCGTGCAGGCAGGTTTGTAATGGCATTAAGTATTCCGATTGTCTCTGAGTTTGACGGCAAAGGCATTGACAAAGCAATTAAAGAATTTAAGCAATTAGAGACAGTTGGCGAGAAGGCACAGTTTGCTATTAAGAAAGCGGCGATACCTGCGGCGGCTGCAATCACGGCGGTTGCCGGTGCGCTTGGCTTGGCGGCTAAAGCGGCAGCGGAAGACGAACAGCAACAAGCGATTTTGGCTAACACGATGCAGAACGTTGTCGGTGCTACTGACGCAACGGTTGCGGCAACTGAGGACATGATCTCGGCTATGTCGAGGGCAACTGGTACGGCTGACAGCGAGTTACGGCCAGCGTTTAGTGCATTGCTTGTTGGTACAAAAAATGTTGGCGATGCAACTACAGCGTTATCGCTTGCACAAGATATCTCAACTGCAACTGGCACAGATTTAGTAACGGTTAGTGACGCGCTGGCTAAAGCGTACGCAGGAAATATGAAAGGTTTGCAAGCATTGTCGCCTGAGATGAAAGGCATGATTAAAGACGGTGCTGATCTTGACACGGTGATGCTTGCGTTAAACGACAATTTTGGTGGCGCGGCCGCAGCGTCGGCACAAACTGCAGCCGGTCAATTTAAAATATTAAAAAATAGTTTAGATGAAACTACAGAAAGTATTGGCGCAGCATTGTTGCCAGTCGTACAAGCCGTATTACCGTTTTTGCAACGCTTTGCTGATTGGGCGCAAAAAAACCCTAAAGCATTTCTTTATGTAGCAAGCACGATCGCTGCAATGAGCACAGCAATCTTGGCATTAAATTTTGCAATGTCATTAAACCCGGTCGTTGCTATGGCTGCAGCAATTATTGCGTTATCGGCAGCAATGGTTTATCTAGAACAAAAAACAAACGCATTGTCAAATGCTTGGGGTCGTTTTGGTGCAGTCATTCGACTTGTGCTTGGCCCGTTGTACGACGTGTTTGCGTTGGCTGGTAAATTAGGTTTAATTGACAAAATTAGTATTCCTAGTTTGCCGAGTACTAGTTATCCTGCGCCGACATCAAATTTGCCGCCTGCTTTACGTTTTGCACCGCAACCAATTGTTACGCCAACTATGCCAACCGTGCCAGCAATTATTGGTGGCGGTGGTTCAGGCGGTGGCGGTGGCGGTAGTCGAGTCGGCGGCGGTGGCGGCGGTGGCGGTACTGGTGCTGGTTCTGGCGACCTAGTGACCATACAAGGCGCTTTAACAACGTCAGGCAACGCTGAACGCATCGCAGCGCGTAGTAGCGGTGGCGTAACAATAAACGTGACTGGCGGTATGTCAACTAGCGCCGAGATCGGGCAAAGCGTGTTAAACAGTTTGCTGGCCTACCAGCGCACTAACGGGCCACTTGATTTACAGATTGCGTCGTAATGGCAGGTACAGCCGTTGTTGCTAGTGGCAACTATGACTTAGAGATTGACACAGGGTTTATTCAAGACGCATTTTTGCTTGACGACTTGACTGCTGGCGTACTTGACAACACCGAGTATGTGCTTGACGGTACAACAGATTTTGCGAGCGTGCTTGACGGCGTTAACAGCATCACGGTTAAACGTGGGCGACGCGATCAAGGCGACCAATTTAGTGCTGGCACTATGTCGTTTACGATGCTTGACACGGCAGGTATTTTTAACCCGTTTGATACGCAGTCGCCGTACTACGACACACCGCAAGCGCAACCGGGTCTAGCACCTATGCGTCGAGTCCGCCTATCGCGTTACAGTTCGCTAAACGTCAAAGAATATTTGTTTGTCGGCGTGATCGTTAACTATGACTACAACTTTGCGTTAGGCGGTCTTGACACCGTTACCGTTTTTTGTGCAGACGATTTCTATCTGTTAGCGCAAACATATTTAGACGAATTTAACGTCAGCGAGCAGTTGTCTAGCGCTCGAGTCACGGCCGTGTTAGATCGGCCTGAAGTTTCGTTCCCAGCGTTAACGCGCGACATTGCTACAGGCACACAGACACTTGGCGGTTCAGCGGCGTTCACGGTTGCTCAAGGCACAAACGTGCTTGGCTATTTATCTGACGTAAACGAGGCTGAACAAGGTCGCCTGTTTATGTCGCGTGACGGCGATCTAGTGTTTGACGCTCGACTAGGCACAACGCTCACACCAGCCGTAGCAGACTTTCATGACGACGGAACAAACATTCCGTACAACGGCGTCGGCATAACTTTTGAAGCCGATCAGGTAACTAACCGTGCAGTCGTACAAATACTTGGCAGTAACAATCCGCAAGTCGCTGACGACGCTGGCAGTCAGGCAAAGTATTTTGTGCAGACTTACAGCATCACTAACAGCCTTTTGCATGACAACAACGCCGCACTTGACTTAGCGGTCTATTTGCTTGACCCTGAACCTGAGGCACGGTACACGTCTTTGGCTACGTCATTTGCATTGTTGACCAGCGCCCAGCGTGACACGGTTGCCGTGATCGACATTGGCGACACGATCACTATTGAGAAGTCGTTTACGTCAGGCGTGACAACTACCGAGTTGGCACAAGAACTGGCAGTCGAAGGCATTGAACATACGATCAGCGTCAACACCGGGCATAGCGTCACTTATTACACGTCGCCAACCGTCATTGTTTATGAGCTGATACTCGATGATTTGTCGTTTGGTATCATCAACGCGGACAACGCTCTAGGGTAAAGTAGGCAAATATGACAACACCGTTCCCGTTTGTTGCTGGTCAGGTTTTGACGGCCGCGCAACTTAACGACATACAAAATTTACCGATATCGGATAAGACGGCTAGTTACGTTTTAATTGCAGGCGACGAAACTAAGCGCACAATTATGAATAGCGCAAGCGCTACAACGATCACGGTTAACAACTCGATCTTTACTGTTGGTGATGTTATTCAGGTCGCTAACAAAGGTGCAGGTGCTTGCACAATTACTGCGGGTGCAGGCGTAACTATTAACACAACAGGTACTTTAATTTTGGCGCAATACGGGGGCGGCTATTTACTTGCATTGTCGGCGTCAACTTTTACTTTTTTTAAATTAGGGGGTGTCACAGCGCCCGCTATAGATTATTTAATTATTGCTGGTGGTGGCGGTGGCGGTGCAAATGGTGCAGGTGGTGGTGCTGGCGGTTTGCGTTCTACGATGGATAACACAGGCGGTTTAGGTGCTTTAGAAACTACTTTCACTTTACTTAAAGGCGTAAATTATCCAATTGTTATTGGTGCAGGTGGCGCAGGTTCATCAAGTGAAAACGGTTTAGCAGCGACCAGCGGTTCAAATAGTAGTTTTGCAGGCATTACATCTACGGGTGGTGGTGGCGGCGGTAATCGTTCAAACGGTGCAGGTCTTAGTGGCGGTTCAGGTGGTGGCGGCGCACAAAATGCTGGCGCAGCAGGAACTCGAACAGCGTCACCCGTTCAAGGTTTTGACGGTGGCGTTGGTGGCACTTCTGGAGTAGATAACGGCGGCGGTGGCGGTGCTGGTCAAGTAGGTCAAGCAGGTGCGTCAGGCGGTGCAGGCGGTAACGGCGTTGCAGTCAGCATTACTGGAACAAGTGTTACGCGTGGTGGTGGCGGTGGTCGAGGTTCATCAATTAATACGCAAGCAAGCGGCGGTTCAGGTGGTGGCGGTGCAGGTGGCGGTGCAGGTTCACCGGGCACGGCAGGAACAGCAAACACAGGTGGCGGCGGCGGTGGCGGTGGTGGTAGCGCTCAAGCAGGTGGCACGGGTGGCACAGGCGTTTGCATTTTGCGTTATTTGACAGCAGACGGAACAATAACAATTGGCGCAGGTTTAACAGGTTCAACGGCAACAAGTGGTTCATACACGGTAGCAACAATTACCGCAGGCACAGGGAATGTGAGTTGGGCATAATGGCTACTTATTGGGCAGAACTAGACGCAAACAATGTTGTTAAACAAGTAATTACAGGCGTTGATGATTTAACGATTAACGGCATACCTACAGGCACTTGGTACACAATTTTTGTTGGTGCGCCGTGCGTACAAACTTGGATAGACCGCGCCGATAAAACCTACGCAGGCATTGGGTTTACATACGACTACGACACACAAGATTTTATTAACCCAAACCCACCAGTCGAGCCAGCCAGCGAGCCGTAATGCGATGCGGTACGGGTTATTTGCGCTAATACTTATGTTGACCGCTTGCGAAAGTACACGCGACAACACAATCACCGTCAAGTCACGGGTTAAAAACATGACGTTAGATAACTGCAACGTGCCTGACCGATGCGGAATAACACCATGACTCGACACAGATACACCGCAGACGAACTACACGCACGCATGATCGTCACAGTCGGCGTATTACTTGCCATAGTTTTTAGCACCATAGTTTTAGGCATGACCTACGGCCTGTTGTTTGTGTCGCAACCTGAAAAACAAGCACCAAACGACGCAGCGTTTATTGACCTAATGTCAACTATTGTTGTGTTTTTGACTGGCACATTGTCGGGCATTGTTGCATCTAACGGCATAAAAAAACCTACTAAATAACAATGGCTAATCGCGCTTACATAGTTACGCAACAGCCAGTCGTAAAGTCTGCGTTGGCTGGCACAGCGGAGTGGGCGCGACTCGCCTGCAAACACAGCGACGGCAGTTTGTGGAATAACGGCACATTTGTGCATCGGGACATTCGCAACAGACCCGGCACGATCAGCAACCATGCTCGAGGGCTAGCAATGGATTTGTCGTATCGTTGGCTTAACCAAAAGAAGCTTGGCAAAGCAGACGGCCGCAAAGCGTCATTGGCGTTCATTGTCAAGTGTTTAGAAAACGCAGACCATTTAGGAATACAACTTGTGATTGACTACGCAATGCAAAGGTCATGGAAATGCGACCGGGGCACATGGCAACCGCTACCGAGTGTCGAGCAGGGCGACTGGTATCACATAGAGATTGACCCGCACGTCGCCAACGACCCGATCATTGCAAAACAGCGCTGGCAAGCCGTTTTCGGGGTATCACCGACAGAGGCAACAAAACCTGTTTAGGCTGGTCACCTACCGAGAAAGTAG